GAAGATTTTTTAAATAATGTACTTACAGAAGAAAGATTAAAAAAAGCTACTCCTTTAGATTTAATGATGTTTAATCAAACAAAGGAATTAACATCTAAGCTAGGAGACATTTATATGTTGGAGGGGTCTATGTATAGTGATAAACTAGAAATGGCTGGTAGAGTAGATTGTGTAGCAGAGTTTGCTGGTAAAGTATCTGTTATAGATTTCAAGACTTCAACCAAACATAAAACTCCTAGCAAGATTAAGAATTATTTTTTACAAGAAACAGCGTACGCGACAATGTTTGAAGAAATGTATAGTGTACCTATTGAAAGAATAGTAACGATTGTAGCTGTTGAAGAAACAGGACAGTCACAATTATTTGTTGAAGAACCAAATAACTGGTTAGAACAATTACATGAACTCCGAGCACAGTATAGAGAGGAGTATGGTTTATGATTTTAACAAAGAAGAAGTTTACTACATCAGTTGAAGAATTAGTAATCGAAAAAAAATTAAGTTACATAGATGCGATAGTGTATTTTTGTCAACAGAATCATCTGGATCCTGTTTCAGTTAAAGGTTTAATAACACCACCATTAAAAGAAAAGATAAAAGCGGAAGCTGTAAGTTTACGGTTTCTTAAAGAAGAATCAAATGCGAAGTTAGATATATGAGTCCAAAAGTAGAAAGAATAAGACCCTTCAAACCTAATAAAAAGTTTAAGGGCAAAAGAAATCAAAGGAAACCAAAGCCTTTGAGTTTTGATCAAATGATGCGTCAGTTCAAAAAGAAATGTGAAAGAGCTGGTATTGTTCAGGAAGTTAGAAAAAGAGAATACTATGAAAAGCCTGCACAGAAAAGACAAAGGAAAAAGAAAGACGCAATTCGTAAAGAGAAATTTCGTTGGGAAGCTGACCAGTTACCAAAGCAGCGGTGGTATTAATGACAAGTAGAGAAGGATACGATGCTTACTGTTTATATCTGGCTATTAATAATCACTTCAATACAGAGAGTTATGATTATTTTAAATACGCTGGAAAGACAACAGTTAAGTTAGAAACCTTTCTCAAGAGAAAAGATAAATATCATTTCGCAAAGTTGGCTAGAAAGTATCATACAGAATTACAAGATTTTTATGTTGCTAATCTTTCTAAAGGAAAGTTCTATGTTAAAAATTTATTAGATATAGAATGTGATCAGAACTATAAAGAATTCAAAAAGACTAAACAACAATTAACATATACAGTCATGGAAGATATGAGATACTTGTTTGATAAGTATAATCATATAGATATTTGTATAGGCATCAAAGATGGCCAACATTCTAATATATTGAGAGAGTATCTTGGTGGGCGAATCAATGTGGCTACTATCATCGCAGCGGATAAAGTATTTGGAATTTTTAATGATTATAGTATGTTAATAACAGAAGATTTTATTTGGCCAACAGAAAGAAAGAGATTAAATAACTTAGCACCGTTCTTAGATTTAGAACATAAGAAATTACAAACAATACTGAAAGGTATATGGTTATGAAGGCTTGGATAATAGGGAATGGTCCATCTAGAAAGGGAATAGACTTAGACGATTTAGATGGAACTACATTTGGTTGTAATGCTCTTTATAGAGACTTTACACCTGACTATCTTTTATCTGGAGATGCTGGAGTAATTAAAGAGATATGTGAATCACAATATCCAAAATCTAATAAGTGTATATTCCCTGATTGGAATCCTATTCCAGTAGATTATCAAGAATCTTTATTAGAACCTTTCCGTCATGGGAAATATGAGATATATAATTCAAACCCAAATGGTTATTCTTATGTTCAGATATTTGGTAATGAACACGAAGGTGCAAATCAAGTTCATGTGGTTGGTTGTGACCCAGCATGGCAAATAGAAAGTATGTCTGGACCATTTGGTGATGCAGACTTTAGTGTAAACTTCTTTGCCGGGTCTAATGCTTTAGCACATGCTTGTTACAAAGGTTTTGACGAGATACATCTATTAGGTTTCGATTCAGTTTGGAACTTTGTAGATGATACTTATCAGAATATCTATGCTGGTACTGATAATTATGGAAGGCAGAAAGAAACTTCTAGATTAAGAGTTGGTACAGAGGATCCTAATAGTTTAATGGGTACTCAAGAAGCACAGATAAAAAAAGTGCTTGACAGATTTAAAGATGTCGAGTATTATATATATAAGGGTAGAGAAAAAACTCTACTAACATACGATAGTTTTATATAATGAAATAAGTGGATAATATAGTAAATACAATGCATATAAGGAGAAAAATATAATGTCATTTAATGAGCTAAAAAAAAGTAGGGGTGGATTTGATAAGCTTCAATCCGCTCTGGAAAAAGATTCAGAAGCTTCCAACAAAAACTTTTCAGACGATAGATATTGGAAACCAGAACTAGATAAATCTGGTAACGGTTACGCTGTCCTTCGTCTATTACCAGCATCACATGGAGAAGAACTTCCATGGGTCCAATATTGGGATCATGGGTTTCAAGGACCAGGTGGTTGGTACATTGAAAAGTCTCTCACAACTTTAGGAAAATCAGATCCAGTAAGTGAACATAATACTACATTATGGAACTCTGGTGATGAAGCCAATAAAGATATAGCTAGGAGACAAAAAAGAAGATTACATTATGTATCTAATATCCTAGTTGTTTCTGATCCTAAGCATCCTGAATTCGAAGGTAAAGTCATGCTGTATAGATACGGTAAAAAAATCTTTGAGAAAATCAAAGATGTGATGCAACCACAATTCGAAGATGAAAATCCTATCAATCCATTTGATTTATGGGAAGGTGCTGACTTTAAACTTAAAGTTAGAAAAGTAGATGGTTATTGGAATTATGATAAATCAGAATTCTCAGCTCCGGCTCCATTGTCGGAAGATGATTCTGAACTTGAGTCCATCTATAACAAACAACATTCTCTCGCAGAGTTAATAGCTCCAGATCAATTCAAGTCTTATGATGAATTGAAAGAGAAGATGGAAAGAGTATTGGGTATGAACTTTGATGGAGTTTCAACTGCAACAGCAGAAACAATCGCTGATGATAATTCAGTTGGTAAAACTGCAACAGCAGAAGAAACACCTTGGGCTGATAATCCAACACCACAAGTAGCGGCAAGTAATAAAGAAGATAATTCGTTATCTTATTTTGAAAAACTTGCTCAAGATGCTTAAAGAAGGTTCGTTAGGATTATAAATATTAATTACCTAACAGATTAACACGGGAAAGTAGGCATCGTGTCGGCCTACAGTATCACTTACTCAAAGTGAAGGGACTGTTAAGAATGGGGATTCTTAATTTCAAAGCGGAAAGGTATCGGATGCGGCAGGCGGTATCGTAGTAACGGCGGGAATGAGGGGCTAGTTCTACACTTCTTAAAAATCAGGTGAACTCATTGCTGATGCAAATGCATCTACAGGTCGAGTTCCACCTACAGTCGTTCTCTCTGATTTATTAGTATTAGAAACATTGTTTTGTTGAACAGTATTATTCGCGCGTGTATCTTTTTCTTTTGCTGCCTTTTCTTTTGCTTCATTAGCATCTTTTAAAGCGGCCTGTCTTTCTTCTAATTCTTTATCTCTTTCTACTCTTTTAGCTAATACTTGTTCCCGTTCTGCTTCAATAGCTTCAACATTACCACCTTTAAATTTCTCAATATTAACACCAGGAATCATATTGGCTTTATCAATCATCCCGTTAAATGCCCATGCAAATCCATCTTGAATTTTAGCAAGTACCCATTGAATCATGTAACCTAAATTTTCACCCATATCGCTAATCCAGTTCCAAGCTTGTTCACCCCATAGTTTAAGACTATCTATTGCATTGGACATTTTTGTTTTTATTAAATTCCAATTATCTGTTATATACTGTATTAAAAAGAATAAACCTACTGCAAGAAGAACTATAGCTGCAATAATAAGTATGATAGGAAGATTCGCTATTATAAATCCACCAATTGCAAGTAAAAGATTTGCTGTCATTAAAGCAACTTGAACTAAAAAGCCCCAAACGGCTTTCATAAAGAGTACAGTATGCTTCCACATAGCTTTAGCTGCAATTACTAAAGATTTTATTGGGTGTCTTATTACAAACCAAAGCTTCGATAAGAACTTCATTGTACCTGTCCACATCCTCTTAGCAGCTATTTTCATTTTACCACCTATACCAACCCAATAATCTTTTGTAAACATAGGATTTTCTTTTACAGTTGTGAGCATACCTTCGATACTCTCTTGTACTTTATCCTTGAAATCCATCATATTAACCCAGGCAGCACCAAGAGCTTCTTTAATAGAGTCTGCATGATCCTGACCAAACCAATTAGTGATGTTCTCTTTTAGTTCACCAGCAGTGGTTTTCATCCATGTCCAAGACTTAGCAAATGCTTCTTTAGTATCTGTCCAAAACCCTACACGCGCTTTACCAGCTTCTTCAAACGCAGCCTTTTCTCTATCCCATTCTTCACTAAGAGCATCATAGGTAGATGACTTCTCTCCAGAAGTTGCATCACCCAAGCCTTCCCCGGCTGCAGATTCCATTCGAGCTCGAATATCCTTTCCTTTCTCTGTTTCTTCAAAGGTGGCCTCTCGCCTGCCTTTAAGATCAGGTTTCCATTCGTCTTTACCCATAATTCTTAAAAAGAAATTGACTAATTTAATTATTGGTTCAAAAAGTTTAGGGAAGTGATTCATAAAGAACATCGCTATTCCAGCTGCTATCATTTTTATAGTTGTTAATAATGTTTGAATACCAGGTAATTGAGTAAGTAACTGCAATTGACCTGTAATTAAGTTTACATCAGCTTTTAGAGCACCTGATAAATTATCGAATCCGGCTTTCTCCTCTAGAAAAGTATCTAAATCTTGTTTTTTCTTAATCAATGTTTCTTTTAGAGATTCTTTAGCCGTAAGCAATAATTGTCCTAATTTATCATTTGATTCTTCTTGACCTTCTTCTTGAGCTATCTCCTCACCAGCTTTACCTTTCAATTTATCGGTATGCATTTGAGTCATTTTTGAATATACTATTTCTTGACCTTGTTGTTTAGCAGCGTATTTATCTTGTTGGTCTTGTCTGCTTTCTATTTCATACATCAAACCAGTTTGATGATCTATAGATTCAATCAAGGCCTTATTGTGCTCTTTCGCTTCGTTTTGTATATTAGCTAATATATCATCTGCTGTTGTTGCGTCTGCCATTGTTATTTACCGTTTTTGATTTTTTCGATTTCCTTACTATTATTATTTATGTTGGAAGTTTGAATTTGGTCGATTAATTTCTGAGCTTTTTCTTGATCACTATCTTTATGTAAATCAGGATCAACAATCTTTTCTAATTTAAGAAAAGCTATTCTTTCATTAGGAACATATCTCCATGTGTATCCTTCTTTACCATAGACACCAAAGACTGTTTCGCTCATTCCTATTCGTACTATCAGAGCTGGACAACCATCTAAGATAACTTTGTCTCCTTCATTAAATGCTTTGTTTAATTTAAACTTCATACCTTTAACAAAAGATGTAGCCCAATCTCTAATACTTAAAGCGACAATAAGGGTAAGAACAAATCCTATAAACTCTACATAAAATTCACTTAATTGTATTTCTGGCATATTATCTCCTACCAAGTATATCCTATATTAAATGATAAAATATTATCACTATACGGATCTTCTGTATAAACATTTTTAAGACTGATTTTAATTGTATCAGTTAATAGATAATTAAATGCAGTTTCGTTTCTAACTAATGGAACATCAGATGCTTCATAAAGATACTTGTTTGTGAAGTTTAATTTGGGGGCTAGTTTGTAAAAGAACCAAAGACTGTTTCTGAAAAGAATTTCATCACCCATATCTGAATTTAAATAACCAACAGCCAATTCATTACTCATTTTAATCTTTTCAGTTCTTAGAATTTTATAACCCCAACCTATATTGGCTTGGCGTCTATGATTAATAGTTCTGAATTCATCATAGTCATATCTAACTAATCCGAATGTATAATGTTTTGGTTTGAATTCGTATCTTTGTTTAAATGCTATTAAACCTTTGTTTGTAGTTATGACATCATCTTCATCTTTATAACGATAATCAAATTCGATATCTCTTTCAAATTTATCAGTTGGCCAAGTGTAATCTAAACTTGTAGTAATAGATAAATCTCCATCATCAATTTTACCACCAAAATCTAATTGACCACCAGCCCATGCAAAAGGAGAACCAAATAATAAGTAGAATATTAGACCTAAACCAAACCCCCATTTAGCACTACTAATCAACCCATCAATAATGGATTCCTTTTCTATTATGTGTTTCATTATTTTTCTACTACATTATGTTGAGTTGATGTTGAATTAACATACAACCCAAACCATGCTGCACCTGCACCGACTAATACAGAGATTAATCCTGATTGTGATACAGTTGGATCTTCTAATGCCAT